TCCAACTGCCGTTTGCGGTAAAGCGAACTATCGATTTCAGTCGGCTCATTTCCGAACGCAGAAACTCGGCATTTACGATCTGTTTGGACACATCGCCCGGCGCAGGTGTGGGAGCGGTGGGAGTCCCGATAAGCGCCGGGCTGTCGACGCGGGCCAGTTGCATCATGGAACAGCGATTGACTGCCCAGTACGAAGTCCCGCTGGACGCCAGTTCGATCATTTCAAACGGCGCGAGCACCAACGTCAGACCGCTTACGCCCGTGAGGATATTTCCAGACGGAACGGTCAGCGTGATAGATGCGTTCCCGGCGTTGTTTCGGAACAGGAACGTGGTGCCATCCGGCACGGTGGTCGCCGCTGGGAGCGCGATATTGGCATTGGGCGACGTGATGTTGAACCAGCATCCGTTTTGCGCTGGGCTAACCGAATAGGTAGAAGCCGACACCCCAACACCCACACCGATAAACTTCCGCGCCCAGCTGCGCACAAAATCTTGCGTTACCAGCTGATTGCCGGCCGTGTTTGTTTCCGGCGTAGGACCTTTCGGCGTGCCTTTGAAAACAGGCGAGTCCGCCGTTAACAGCTCGGTGAACACTGGCCCGTTACCACCCACCGCAGCGGATGCAGTCCAGGTTTTGCCGGTAGAGAAATCGGTGAAAATACCGCTGTAGCCGTTGGAGTTATCCCGACGCCCCGTAATGCACCACATGCCATAACCCGGCGACCCACCACCCGAATCCAGCGGGACCGTAACGCCATTGAGCTTGCTTGCGCCGACGTTGATATAGCCGCTCCAGCCGCCCGGCTTGGCCCAATCGCTGTTTGACGCAAGCACCAGCGCCACGGGCGCGAGCGTGCCGATGTTGTAGGTGCCGAGGACATTCCACAGCGCCGACATGGTGGCGATTCTGTTACTGCTGTCGACCACCGACGGCGTGGGGGCCGTAGGTGCTCCGGTCAGCGCTGGTGAATCTGTCGGGGCAAACTCGCGCCAAGTGGTCCAGCCACCGGCCGCCTGCGTGCGCCAGAACAGATTTGGGTAGCCGCCCGCTCCTGCCAAGGCCGCAAAAATCTGCAGTGCGCCGCCGTTGTTGTAACGCGCGCAAATCAAGGTCGCATTGGCAGTGGCCGGGATGTTTAAGCCGGTGGAAGCCATGCGGAACATCCCGCTTAAAGGGGCGTCGTTTGCATCCAGCACGAGCGGTGCAGCATCAGTTCCGATGCCAAACAACGCCAGCAAACCACGACTGAAAGCGGTGGTTGAAATACTGGTGTCGTTGTCGGTCAGCGCGGGAGTAGGAGCCCTTGGATCACCCGTAAACACCGGGCTGGCAATGGGGGCCCTTAACGCCAGGGCGTTCATCATCGTGGTCGAGAAATTGGCATCGTTGCCCAGCGCGGCCGCAATCTCGTTGATCTGGTTCAGCGTCTCCGGCGCAGCGCCTACGAGGACCGTAAACAACTGCTGAACAAACGCGGTTGTAGCCAGCTGCTCGTTGTTGGACGACGCGGCTGGAGTGGGCGCTTTCGGGGTCCCTGTCAGCACCGGGCTTGCCAAGTTCGCCTTGGTCGCCAGCGCACTATCGACTTGCGTTTTGGTGTAGACATCCGTCAGGCCATAGCCTGCAACGGTCGTCGGGTTGGTTGCCGCCACCACACGACCATATTTGTCGACGGTGACACTGCGATACGCGCCTGGCTCGACGCCTGTTCGGCCCCACACCATCTCAAAGCTCAGGGCCGTAACACCTAAAGAGATAGGCCCGTCCGTGACCAACTGCCAGCCGCTGTCACCGTTGACACTCCCCTGCTCGACCTGCACCAGCAAACCCGGCGTGACGCGCAGGTCGGTGTCAGCATCAGCTGCCCGAGCCCAGACACCGGCAGCCGTTACATAAATGCCGTTCTCACGCGCAGCCGTCTGCTTGATGACCAACACACGACGGCCCGCTGGCACCGCCACACCATCAACGGTCTGCAGGCCGCTCAGGGCGATGTTCGCCGTGGTGGCCACCAGAACCGAATTCTTGAAGTCCTGCCGCGCCAGCTCACTGGTCACAAACTCGCGTGTCGCCAGCACCACGCTAGGGTCAATTTTCAGTTCGACACTGGCCGAGTTGCTGACGATCAGGTTCATCCGCACGACCTGCGTGCGTCCCGAACCCTGCGCCAGCAATGGCTTGAACGACGGCGCGCAGTTTGCAACGGCCACAAGATCGCCATCCGAATCGTACAGGCCTATCTCGCGAATCCATTTGCCACCGACCTCGGCCGGGATGACCTGCTCAGCGATGATGATCGCCGGGTTGGCAGGGTCTTGCGTAAGCTGATTCAGGGGTGCTCGACGCCACTCATTGATCAGCGTTTTTTGTGTGGCATCCGGCTTCGGATCGGTTTCGTTGGCGTCCCCGACACCCATCAGGGTAATCTTCCAGCCGATGCCCAAGGCGTCGGCATTGGCTTGTTTGGCGACGCCGATATTGGTCAGGATGGCGTAAAACTGCGAGTTTTGATCGATCATGAATACACATCCAGGGTGTCGATAGTTTCTTCACGTCCGCCACGGCCGATCACACCCGAGACGACGATGTCTCGCGATTGCGGTGGGTAAACGTCGATGATGTCGCCCTCTTGCACAGAGGCGCTCAGGTAGGTGCTGCCAGTGGTTTCAAGGCTGATGGCAAGGCCGATCAGATGACGGGAGACCGGCTTGGCGTCATCGATCAGCGCCGTCAGCTCTTCGTACATCTGTTCCGTGATGCCGGTATCCAGCACGCCTACTTTCAGCTGGAACGTGCCGGGCTCGCCCAGCGGGTTGAGCTGCCACCATTCCACGATGTCGATCAGATACCCCAAAGGCTCGACCACCCGACGCAACGCGCCGATGGTGCCCTTGTGCGCGTGGACATAGAACGAGGCCTTGACGGCATTACGCTTGACCGGCTCCGACCATTTCTCGTCCCAGCGGTCGACGGACCATGAGGAGGCCAGGTGCGGCAGCAACTCCACCGGACAGGTGTCCGGGTTGTAAAGTGTGCGCAGGGGCACGGGCGTGGCATCGACTATCGCAGCCTCAATGGCACGCTCAAGCTGCGTACTGTTGTTGGGTAATAGACTTTTCATGTCAGTCACCCTTGACCAGCGTGAAGCCCTTGCAATAGGCGGCCTGTGACTTGCTGGGAAGAATGTCGAGCCAGTCGGCCAGGTCCACGCGACGAACGCCTGCGATGTGCAGCTGGGCGTCGATAGCCGAGCGTGCCACTTCAACACCCAAACGACGCCGAGGATTGATCCAGGCCTTCAAGCGCGCTTCGCACTGCGCCAGAATGGTCTCGTTCTCCGAGCCAGTACCCACCATATGCACCACCGCGTTGATGGTGTAAGGCAGGATTTCAGCGCTCTGCACAATCAACCGATCACCCAGCGGACGAATGTTCTCGTCACTCAGGTAGTCGCGCACCTCGTCTAGCAATGACTGGGAGGCGATGCCGGTTTCACTCAAAGCCAGCACCGTGACGACCACCGTAGAGGGTGACGGGCTTTCGGCCGTGGCATCAGCAACCAGTCCTGACGAGTTCCGGGCATGCAGGATGTAACTGTTACGCGGGCCTGCAGTAGTCAGTCCCTCGTATACCAGCTGGATACGCTCGCGCAGCGCGTCGTCCTCTTCCTTCACCTCAGCCGTTGGGGGAAAGGTCGTCAGGTCTTCGGCCTGGATCACCAGGCGTTTGAGGTTGACGTTGAACGCCAGCTGATCCAGGTCAGATTTACGGGCGTAAGCCAACAGCAACGCCTTGCACCCATCGTTGACACGGGCGCGATTCCCGAGCTTGTTGTAAGCACCCAGTTCAATAAGTTTCGTGACGGGATCGCTCTCAAGCGCAGCATTCCAGTTGTTACCCATCCAGTCCCGGAAAATGCCCAGTGCTTCCTCATAGGTGGTTTCAACGTCCAACGGTTCCAGCACTTGCGGCGCAGGCAGCGCCGACAGATCCACCGCACTCATGCTGTGACCTCCAACGTGAAGCTATCGCCCTGATATGTGCCTTTCAAAGCGAACGTGACCTGCCCGTCGATCACCGAGATAGCCCTCACGGATTCGAGCTTTACCCGTGGTTCCCAACGCCCGATGGCGCGGCTGACCTCGGCTTGCACCGCGCTGCGCCAGCCGGCCGTCACCGGTAAATCAACGAACCGGGCCAGTTTGCTGCCGTACTCGGGCCGGATTCTGCGACTCCCTTCTGGCGTGGTCAGAATGTCCGCAATGGACTGACGCAGGTGATCGAGGCCCGACAAGGGCAGGCCCGTCTCGCGGTCCATTCCGATCATCGTGATTACTCCAGTGGCTCAAACTCTTCATGCGCGTTCAGGTAGGCCAGCGCGTCGGCATCGGAGGAATACACCGAGGCAACGCCCTGTGCTACGTCGACCAGGCTGCCGTTGGGCAGCACCAACGTTCGGGAAGTGAATACCGTGTCCCGGAAGCCGATCTGTGCAGGTTCCGGTGCAGGCGACGACGCACGCGGAGCGACGGTGATAACGAGATCCGTGGACGCGGTCTCCGTTTTGGTTTTGCTCATGCTTTTCTCCAGACGCAAAAAACCCGCATAGCGCGGGGATGGTCAAACGATGGGATCAATGCTTGTGGTGATTGCTGTTGCCCAGGGTGTCGAGGATCGTCCCCATACCTGTTACGTTGCCGGTGACCAGCAGCGCTCCGTCGATTTTCACGTTGCCCGTGAGGTTGATCGAGGCCGATTGAACGGTCGCGGAATCATCCGTCACGACCACTGTTGAAGCGCCCACCTTCACGGTGACGGTGCCCGTCGGCAGGTTGATGGTGTAGCTCTTGGCCTGCCAGTCGTAAACCAATGAACCGCCATCGTCGAAACGCCAGACTTCGACGTGGTCTCGGTTATCGGGCGGCGCGCCTGCATTGCCATAGAGTCCGGGAATAAATGTGCCTTGTGCAGGATCGCCGCTTGGACTCAGTATCGCTCCCTGCTCGCCAAGCGTTGGTGCGCGCCAGTGCCTGGCTTTTCCGGCAGCCAGGCTATGCCAACGAATCCACGCGCTGACCCAATCGCCATCTGAAACACGGCACATCGGCGGGGAAGATGTCAGATCAACCGCCACCACGTAGACGTTCATGATCAGACTCGCAATCATTCGGTCATGCGCTGCGCTCGCGTAGCTCATTCAGCTCCTCCGCAGATCGGTAGAACTCTTCATTGCCTGGCCCGATGTCAGGGCTGAACCCCCAGACCAAGCTGCCAGGCGGCTGATCGGGCCACGGCCACTCCTCGTCGCCCAGATATATCCCCTGCGTCCACTCGATCAGCCAGACCGCATACCCATCCAGTTCGGGACGGGACCAGTCCTGAGCGGCCCGGACAAACTCAGCTTCGTTGACAGGCAGCCCCCACGTCTGTCCGCGCAACAACACCGCCAGTTGGGTCGCGGCAAATGCCGCTTGCTTCTGGCACTCCTCACGCTCTGAACCGACAATGACACGGGCTTCGAACCGTGCGATGAATGCGGACTCGCCAGTGCCTTGATCAATACCGGGCTCAAACTCCGATACTTCCAACAGCACTGCTGGCACGGCTATTTGTTGCAGCATGTCGGGCATGGTGCCGACATACTCCAGCCCGCCAATTGCGTCGCGGATATGGTGCTCAATCGCTACATAGAGCTGATCGAGGCTGAAAGCTTCGTCAGACACGGGCTGTTCCTCTCAGATACTTCTGCAGTTCGAAGTTGAATTCCTGCTTGAGGATCTCAATCAAACGCGCGTCGGCACGTTTGACCCACTCATCAAAATGCGGCCGCGCCCCTTCGAGCGAGACCTTGGCCTTCGCGAGTGGGAAGCGGCTGCCATTCTCTTCAATGAAACCCGACCGGCGTTTCCCCTGACGAGTTTGTTCGTACTCGCTCGCATCAAAATGCTTGCTCGCCGTGCGGATCCATATGTCAGGACTGCCGCCATACACCGTCTTCAGAAACGCGCCTTGATACCGGCGACCCGCGACCGTTACACCGGCACGGTTCTGCCGTGCCCGGCCGATTCGGCTGGCCGATATCGCGTCTAAACCCATCCAGAGTTTTCCGCGCATCGCGCCAGCAGTGACCGGATAAGCACGCAGGCGCTGACGCACTGCGGTCACAGCGATACGCTCTTGTCGGCCGACGGCCCTGGCGATATGCGTGCGCAACCATCTGAGCGTTTTGTTGATCGCCCGCCGCTGCGCGGCCGCAGCAGCCTTTGGCACCGCTGCTGCGAAGTTCTTGAAGGCCTGCAAATCAGCCGTCGCTGGCTGCAGGGTGATCATGCCGTCACGGGCAGATTGCTTGTAGAAGCTGCCGACACTCATGGGTTAATCCTCAAGACCAGCGTGATCAGACCATCGCCACCGGGCTCCATACGCACCAAGGTGTACAGCCCACCGCCGTCTGGTTTGGGCAGATCCACCCGCACCTGCTGTCTCTCATGTACGCCATCAGAATCTGCAACACGGATGACCAGGTGCGGCTCGCGCAAACCGGTGTTGATGCGGCCCAACTTGGGTTGCAGCCAAGGTGCCGAGAACATGCCCGCCACCTCCCGCCCCTCGATGAACGCCGAATCACTCAGCAGATCGAACACGGCGTCATCAAGGGTTTCAATCAGTTCGCGGAATGCCATGACTACAACGTCAGGCGGATCTGCGCCCGAGGTCGGGTGCAAAGGTGCAGCGGGTTGGACTGGGCTTCACCGGCAACGCCTTTGCCGAACGGCAGCGTCTCCAGCTTGCTGTAGTACGGGATGCCCTGAGTGTTGACCGTTTCCATGTAGTCCGCTGGAGCGAAGGCCGAGATGTACAGGTCCGGCACACCCTCGGGCACCAGTAGCGCCTCGTCGTCATTTACGAAAGCAATACCGGCGACCTTGCCACGGTAGCGTTCCCAGACGATCCCACCGAACTCGAAACTTTCGCGGGCATCACCACGCAGCTCCGACGCCTGCGCCGAGTTGAGGTAGGTCTCTTTGACCGACTTGTGAACGATCAGCTTGTTCCAGAAGTTCTTGCCGCAGAACGCTCTTGAGCCGCTGCTGGTAACACTACCGAGTGCGTCCTCTTGCATGTCCAGCGCTTCGCCCGCTTTGACGCGCAACTCGGTGCCTGCGTCGTTCAAACCCATAGACAGGCTCTGACGCTTCACGCCAAAGGCTGCGTATATGTCCAACAGCACGGTTTTGCCGTCAGCATCCAGCACCTGGCCGTTGAGCGCACCCATGCGCTGAAACTCGTGGGTGGCGTCGAGCTGGCGGCGGGCACGGGCCAGCCGGGTATTGATCACGTCCTGAACAGCCTGCAGTTCAGTGCGGGAACCGAATGCGCGAATGCCTTGAATCTCATCCGCCCGGATCGTGAAGCGCTCAGGCAGGTGGACGGTGTTGAACGGAATCATGTGACGCTTGGGACTGGTGACGACAAGACCAGAGCTACCACGCTCACCGGCCGGGACCAGCGCCAGGGTGTCGCCGTCCTTTTCGATCTGCACGGTCAGGGTCGCGATGCCCTCTTCCTGAAACAGGCCGAGACCGCTGATGCGACCCGGCAGGTAAGGTTGCTCGTTGATGGCAGCGGTAAGCGTGGCGACGCTGAATGCTTCGTCGTCGAAAATGGCGATATCGGCCATGGGGGTATTCTCCAGAAAAACGAAACCCCGCAAATGGCGGGGTCGGATAAACGAAAATGAATCGGGG